GGTGTGTGGCCTTGATATGCTCATCATCCTTGTCAATGTCCTGTACTTTCAGCACGGTTTCCAATTCCCTGATGCGGATTTGCTGGTGTCTGATTACTTCTTTCATTCTGTCGATTTCACTTTGACGAAATGTTGTCCTGCTGTTGCGCTGTGGTGCTTTGATTTTTATTCTCATGGTGCAAATATAGTAAATTAAACATTAGTTTCAATATACAATCCTGTTGAAATATCATAATTAAATTTCTGTATGCCGATTTCCCCCCAGTGCGAGAACTTAACTTTTTGGATGTGAACTTCCACAGTGTTATTGCTGAAATTTCGGTACACTGTAAGTCCATTGTCGGTCTTGTTGTAAAAATTTGCACTGCCGGCTATGTCATACAAGCTCGGTACATCATAATTTCCATCATCTTTTCTGCCTATTTTACGTGGGTGAGCCACCAAAAAACAATGCACGTTGTACCTCTCGCAGAAATTTACAATCTTATCCAGTGACTGCCCGATGTATTTCGTTTCACTTTCACCGTACTGATGCTCTAATTTGTTCCATGCGTCAATGACAAACCAATCTATATTCTTTCTGTTTTTGAGTTCGGCAACTTTTGCAAGTATACTGTCAAGTGAGAAGTCCTTTTCAGGTTTTACAAAGAATATGCTGTTTTCAAGCAAGTAAAGTGCTTCGTATATTTCCTGTTGGTTCATCCTGTGCTGCCCCATAAATGGCCGCTTGGTCAACTTACGCAGCATCTTACTGATATGAAGTTCAACTGGTCTATTTTCAGGGCTGTAAAACGCACCTTTCCACTGGTGTCTTTGCAATAGTTTAAGCAGAACGTGATCAAGAAAGTCCGATTTCCCGTGTCCGGGGATGCCCGTAATGGTAGTCAAATAACCTTTATGAAATGACAGGTATTTATCAAAACCAACCATCCCGGTTTTTGCACCTTCCGGCAATCCGTAATTGTATAGGTTTTCAATTTCGGTCAGGTAGTCAGTCACACCGAACACACCAATCATGGGAAATTCGGAAAAATTCATGCAGGCATCACGCAGGGCAAACGCACCATTCAGCAATAAATACTCGTTGGCATCTTTGCAATCGGGAAATACAATGTAATTACATTTGTCTTTTCCGAACCTGTCTGCAATGGCATTGCGTAATTCAATACCGGGCGCATCGTTGTCAACTGCAATGTGTATCTTTTCGATGTGGTCAAAGGCAGGCATGAAGCGGTCAAAGAAAGTAAGGTTTGGCTGTGCGCCATTTGGCACACTAATTACATTTTCAATTCCTGCTTCGATAAGTGCGAGTGCATCCATTTCACCTTCGACAATCCATAATTCATTTGCAGTTGAAAGGCAGTCAATGTTGTATGGGATAAGTTCTGCGCCTTTGTGCATCTTAAAATGCTTTGCACCATCCCTGTATTTCACGTTTTTAAGTACACCATCCTCAAAGTAATTGAAACATATGCAGTTCACTTCCTTGCTGACCTGTGGCATCCATTCGGATTGTTCCGTGATTTGCATCTTGTTCACGGTTGCTGCGGTGATCCTGCGGCTTTCAAACCATTTTAGTACCTTATCGGAAAGTGCGGTAGTATTTTTCCATTCCGGCACTTCGTATTTCACCACTTCCGGGCGTTCAATAATTGCACCCTTCCATCCGCAATGGTGACAAATCCATGCTTTCTTATCAAGGTTAACCGATAGGCATCGGTCGGTTTTCTTTTTACGGGTATGGCTACACTGGGGGCAAAGTGTTTGAACTTCACCTGTGGTTTTACCTTGCGGTATTTCGATATTGTAAAATGCGTAGCTCATAAAACAACACCCCCCAAGTTTTTGATTTCAGGTTCAACAATGCGGTAAATTTCAACACCTGAATTTTTCAGCTCTTGCAATCCTTGATCTGTGACACTGATTTCCATGTTCACAAATTTGCCTGCATCGTTTTGCTTTTTGTAAAACACCATGTAGGTTTTTGGTGTTTGTATTGTTCCTTTCTTTGGTTCTTTTGCCAGCCAATTCAGTGCGGTTCGGTAAAGGTTTTTGTAATCCTTATTCTTTTTGTAGTTTTCAATCCGGTCAAGAATATTATCTACCTGCGTAGGTGACCAACCTTCTGCAACCAGTTTGTCAAATTCAGGCCGTGAAATTTCCAAATGGTCAAAAGCCCTATATATATTTTCTTCTTCTTTCTTTTCTTTCTTATCTTTCTTTAATTCTTTAGTTGGTGTCACCTGCGTTTCATCTGCGTTTCGTTTGCGTTTCACTTCCGTTTCATCTGCGTTTCGCTCGTCTTGGTAACATTCATATTTACAGATAGTTAGCCGTGTCGAAACTGAAACGTTTTCAATTAAAATCATGCCATCATTTTGAAGCAATTGTAAAAACCTACGTACCTTGCTTTTATCTACCTTCCATCGTTTAGCCCAAGTGTCCAATGAATAAAGACTTTGACCACGTTTGCAGTCATACAAATTTCCTTTGATAAGTATCTTCTTATCTTCAAAGTTTGCATTCATAAGTAAATCTGTCCACCAATGGAAATACTGGCTGTTTTGATAAATCCAGTGTTCCATCATTTTTCTGTGTATCTTAATCCAACCATTATTCATTCGGCTGTCCTTTCAATGTTAACTTTTTACATTGGTTCCAATACAGCACTTCAAAATCAAGGTTCATTTTGCGGTAATCGTAAACGTGCTGCTTTACTTTGTGAGTCAGGAAGTCAACTTCCAACTTTCCAATCTGCTGGGAAAGTTCTTCGATGCATCTGTCGCAGATGTCAATCGGCATTCGTTTTGGTAATTTAATCATAAACAAAACGCCCCACACTTTCCTATGTTCAACCCGGCTGGAAGATTGCAGCCGCATAGTACTTGTGTAGGGCGTTTGGTAAAGTTCTTTTTTCATCTTCTTTTCTCGGCAGGGGGTTGAAGTCCTGTTGTTCCGATATGCAATTATAAAACAAAGATTTTAGATTTCCAAATTATTCGTTACAATATTGCTGACTTTCGTGATAATCAATGTCGCTTTGTTCGTCACGTTCCCATTCGATTGTTTGGGTTATGTACCACGACCATCCCTTTTCCCATTCTTTGAAGTCATCGGAGTTCAATTCAAAAGGATTTTCGCCTTCGGTTTCGTAGTAATTAAACTGCTGACTGGCTATCCAGCCCATTTCAAAAGGTGTTTTTGTGTTTTCCATGCTGCAAATATAATATACTTTTCTATACTTGCAATACTTTTTGTTAAATTATTTTTGTTAAAGTTATCCACAATTTAATAAAATAGACCTTTTACGAATAAACTTTGTCGCATGAAAGTTTATGCAGTAGTAGTTGAAACCGATGAACATGATGAATTATTGTATCAAATCGTTGGAATTTACAAAAACGAAGACGATGCCAATGATAAACTTGCAGATATTATGCAGGACATAGAAGCATACGCAAAAACGTATATTGAAAAACAACCAAATGAAAGTTATGAAGATTTTGATAAAAGACACCGTTTGTATTCAGATAACTTTCCACACAAAATAGGTTATGATTGGGTTGATGTATGCTATGTGAAAGAGTTTGACCTGCTGTGAAAAAACACACCAAAGTTTACCTTAACCATTTCGGCTATGACAAGACCGATTTCATCCCTTGCGAGGTATGTGGCGCACAAGCTGTGGACATTCACCATATCGAAGCCCGGGGGATGGGTGGAAGCAAACACGCTGATGTAATTGAAAACCTGATGGCATTGTGCAGACGTGACCATGCCCGGTATGGGGATAACAAGTCATTCAAAGACTGGCTGAAAAAAGTTCACGCCCTTAAACTTGAACAGGCGCACCGAGATACTGATTGAGTTAGCCAATTCCAAGTGGCTTCCTGACTTCTGTAACAAAATAGGGTCTCATGTCGCTGCCGACCTACAACAACACTTGCTTTTAATCTGCTGTGAAATGGATGCCGATCGCCTGATACAACTGCACCAAAGTAATGGACTGGTTTACTACCTTGTCCGTGTGGGTTGCAATGCGGTAAACGGAAACAGATACACAAAGTTTTATCGTGACTTTCTACGCACTACCGAAACCTTGCCCGAAAATTACGATGAGGAAGCAGAGGACTATGACGAAACACACATCAGGCGCAAACAGGAAGCGGTGGAGTCTGTCAATTTCAAAGAGGTGGCAAACCATTTTAACCGGAGTGAGTGGTATGTGGTAAAGTTATGGCAGTTGTGGGAAGATAAACAGAGCATGGCAATGATTGCCCGTGACACCAAAATCAATTACCGGGAGATAAGCCAAATAATCAACGCAATCAAAACACAAATCAAAGAAAAATATAATGAATACGATGACTGACATTTTGGGAGTGGCGGCACTTTGTGTCCTGCTATCCCGGTACTTCTTTCCCCCGATGATTTCATTCGTGTATGCGCTTGACAGCCGCTATCGCAAAACAATCAAACCTTTTGAATGCGGTTTCTGCCTATCGTGGTGGGTGGGGCTGGTATGGTTTACAGTTGAATTTGGATTGTATGGTATAATTTATGGTGCATTATGTGCTATCTTTGGAGCATTAATTGACCGATACCTATGACACTAATTGAAATCACATTGACTGGCATCGCTATGGGGGTTGTTTTACCCTGTGTTTGTTACTTTATAATGACTCGTATATGACACCTGAACAACGCAGTCTTTGCCTTGACTTGAAGTCGCACATTGAGAGAATAAACAAGACCGGCACTTACTCACTTGAAGCTGGGTACTATGCCAAACTGAACGAGGTACATAGGCAGTTGTACGGACAACCATTCCCAGCTTGTCGCAGTTGTATGTTTGACGCTTTGAAAAGATTATATCGGGAGGCCCTGAATGGTTAGTATTATTCATGGCGGCAACGCAGGGGATTTGATATATGCACTCCCGGCAATGAGAGCAGCATCTCGGTTGCACGATAGCAAGGTTCACTTATATTTACAGGTGGATGTACCAGCGCAATACAATTTCAATCACCCAATGGGTAAGGTGCAAATGAATTTAAAGATGGCACAGATGCTCGTGCCGTTGCTGATGTCTACGGATTTCATAGGCAAATGCACAATCACGGATGAAGCCGCAAAATGCGACTACAATTTTAACCTATTCAGGAAGTTTCACAATTACACTGGACATATCTCCCAGTGGTATTTTCATATCTACCCAGAACTGACCTGCAACCTTGCCGAGCCGATACACTTTGATGTGTGGCAATTAGGCAACCACCAAATTATTTTGAACCGAACAGCCCGTTATCACAACCCTACTTTTGATTATTCCATCCTGCGCAGGTATCAGGATAAGATAAAATTTGTAGGGCTTGCCGATGAATACCGCATCATTTCTGCCAAGCTGCCCGACATTTCTCACATCGAAGTAAAAGACTTTGCGGAATTGTGCGGCATCATAAAGGGCTGTGAGTTATTTGTCGGAAACCAGTCAATGGCCTATGCAATATCCGAGGTCATGAAACACCCACGAGTAGTTGAAATCTGCCCGACTGCGCACAACGTCATCCCAACGGGCGACAATGGCTATGGTGCATGGACAATTATGAACCTGACCCAGATACTAAAATCAAAATATGAGCAAAACTAAATCACCCATTACCGGGAAGGTAGCTAAAAAGGCATTTATCAAAGGTGGGGTGCAATACTACACTGACGAACTGAATAACATCTTCTGCAAAAAACTTGACCAATCAGGCATGGTGGGCGGTGGCAATGAAGATACTCGCAACACCGATGAGATGAACCTTGTAAGAATGTATCGCATACAGAAAATATCAGGAAAGGATAACCCCACCATTTTAGATTACGGCTGCGGCACTGGTTTAATGGTTACATTCATGCAGGATGCTGGTATTGACTGCGATGGTTACGACCCATATAACGGATATTATGCAGATGTTTTATCCCTTAAAAAGGACTATGATGTCATTGTGCTGACCGAGGTAATCGAACACCTGACCGCACCATTTGCCGAGTTGGCCGAAATAAAAGAGTTCTGCCACCCCGGTAGTAAGGTAATGATTGAAACATCATTTGCAGATTGGCTGACCGAACATGACGCATACATTGAGCCAAAGGTAGGACATTGCACAATTTTCAGCCATGCAGGGCTTGACCATTTGATGCAGCAGTTTGGTTTCACTCCTGACAATCACATAAACCGCAACGTGAGAATATACTCTGCATGATAATTTGGGACTGGCATATTGACGAATATGAACGGGTGAATTTCTTTTGTCCCGGTCAAAGGCATATTGGTAATGATTACCCAGATGTGTCACAAATCATTGCCTGTCCCGATGTGCCACAAATCAATAGACTTGACCGACAAAGGACTATAATTTATCCATGTGTGCAAGATACTTCCGCAATCACTGCACTGGGTTTTAAATATGCATTCACAAAAGACACCACCCAAAAATGGGATGGCGAGTCAATTATCTTGCCCCCTGTATTTGAGCCGCAAAAACCACAGGAAAAAACACAGGATGCAGTCACCATTATTCACTACTATTCACAAAGGGATTACGCAAACTATCAAATTACCAAAAACCTGAATATTCCTATTTATGGACTTGATGACAATCCATGTCACGATGTACAGGGAATGTTGGCAAAGACCAAATTCCTTGTCCACTTCAAACATTTGGGATATCTGTGCAACGTGGTGTTGAAATCAATGATGAACGGAACAATCCCAATCATGGACAAAAAGTCATTTGAATTAGGTTATAGCGACTATTTACAACCCGATGTGTCTTGTATTGTGGTCAATGACCATGACGATGTGAAAAAGATTTTAACCATGTCGGATGCAACCCGTGAAGATTACATCAAAGCAATGAATGAAAGCATGGCAAAAGTTATGGCAACCTATCCCGAAGTAAAACAAAAAGCAAAGCAGTTTGTCAATGCAGTGGGTTAAGCTCATAGATATTCACCCCAACCCGAACAATCCTCGGACAATCAATGCGGATAAGTTCGCCAAATTGAAGCGTTCGCTGATTGAGTTTCCTGAAATGTTGGTTGCACGGCCATTGGTTTGCGTTACTTCCGATTTTGGTGGTTACACAATTTTGGGCGGCAACATGAGATATAAGGCACTTTGCGATATCGGAGCGGCAGAAATTCCCATCATATTAGCAGACGAGTGGACAGCCAAACAGCGTGACGAATTTTTGATAAAGGACAACGTATCTTTCGGGGAGTGGAACTGGGATGAATTGGCAAACGAATGGGATGCAGAGGAGTTAATCACATGGGGAGTTGACCTACCCGAAATCAAGGATGAACCGGAAGAAAAAGAAATGTGTCCAACTTGTGGAAAATAGTGAACAAATAGTGAAGATATGGCAAACGAACAAAACTTAACACCATTCAAAAAAGGCGAGGTTGCCAACCCAAACGGCAGACCGAAAAAGTACGTCACTCTACTCAAAGAACAGGGGTACAAACTTGCCGAAATAAACGACACCATTCAGGCGATGTTGTCAATGGACTTGGATGAACTGAAAGAAGTGTGGCAGAACCCGAAGGCAACGGTGCTCGAAAAGACGATTGCAAACGCTATGCGGAAGTCACTTGAAAAGGGCAGCTTGTATTCCATTGAAACTTTGTTGAGCAGGGTGTATGGCAAACCAAAGGAAACGGCCGATGTTAACCAGACGGTCACAGGCGAAATCAAAATAACACTTAATTTAGATGGGCAATAAACAGACAGCAGTTGAATGGTTGGAAGATAGGTATAGACCAAAGGGCTATCTAACATCCGAAGAATTTGCACAGGCAAAAAAAATGTTTGAGAAACAGATTATGGATGCGGTTAACGCCACCATTATTGACGATGACCTGAACGCATACGAATATTTTACAGAGGAATACGAATGAAATACACAGCACAAAGAAGGCGGCTAAAACGCACCAAAGAAAGACGGGAAATCAAACTACGGGTTGCCTGTCTTAAAATCAAGTCACTCGAAATCAGGCGGCTATTTGCAGAAATAAAGGAGATGATGAAATGAAAGTGTTAGCCCTATGGGAAGGCATGGGTGGAGTTGAATACCACCGCTTATACACACCCCTGAAACGATTGCAGATTGATTACCCTGATGACATCACCGTCAGCATATCCCAAAACTTTGAACGCAATGGAATACCGCATTTATCTAACTACGACCTTGTCATCTTCAACAGATGGCTGGGAGAGAACCACTACGAGATACTCCACTACCTTGCAAAGAACGGAATTAAATACATCGTGGACATCGATGACTATTGGGTACTTCCAAAACACCACCCAACATATAAGTACTTCCGGGAACACAAATTAAAGCAGCAGATCATCGATGGCATTAGGTATGCCGATGGTGTGACCACGACAACCGATTATTTGGCGCAGAAAATATCCAAGTACAACCGCAATGTGCAGGTGCTACCAAATGCACTTGACCTTACAGATGACCAGTGGTTGGCCACACCACAGGAACGGGAGTATTTTACATTTGGCTGGGTTGGTGGACTTACCCACAGCAACGACATCATGATACTATCCGAGGCCATCGAACGCATCTGCAACGAGCATGACAATGTCCGCTTTGTTTTGTGCGGGTGGATGGCAAATAATTACATTTGGGATAGCATCTTGTACAAGTTCAACGGCAACAACCCGGTACTTCGGCCACAGGTATTAGTCAGCCATGCACAGCAGCCCAACGAGTACGGCAATTTTTACCGCCTTTTTGATTGTGCCCTTGCACCATTGGAACAAAACGAATGGAATAGCTGCAAGAGTGAGCTGAAAATCATTGAAGCGGCTGCGTATGGATTGCCCGTGATTGCATCGGGAGTTGAACCATACCTGCAACACCTGAATAATGCAGGGGTGAAGTTCTGCCTGAACACACCAAACGAATGGTACAATGCCATGAAACAGGCAATGGAAAGCCAACCCGAAGCAAACAAAATCAGGGGGGTTGCCAATCAGGTTTACTGCAATCAACACCACAACCTTGAAGCCATAAACAAAGACCGATTGGAATTTTATCAATGCACATTAGCTACACCCGGCCATTCGTAACGGATTACCAACGGGCTATACTTGATAGCCCTGATAGGTACACCGTGACTGCTGCTGCTACGAAAGTGGGCAAGACAGCCAGTCATATCATTTGGCTATTTGAACAGGCATTGAAGCTAAAAGAAAACCAATCGGTGTGGTGGGTGGCACCTGTGTATCAACAGGCGGAGATTGCATTCAGGCGGATGCGTAACCAAGTAACCGTGCGTGACTTTTTCAAGGTGAATGAAAGCAAGTTGCGTTTAACCCTGCCAACCGGGGGGATAATTGAATTTAAGTCCGCAGACAAACCCGACAACCTTTATGGTGATGACGTCTATGCTGCGGTGTTTGATGAGTTCACACGGGCGAGAGAAGATGCGTGGTATGCGTTGCGTTCTACCCTGACCAAAACCGAAGGCAAGGCAAAGCTAATCGGCAACGTGAAAGGCAAAAAGAACTGGGGTTATAAGCTATCCGAACGGGCAAGGATGGGTGAGCAGAACTATGGATTTTTTAAGATTACCGCTTATGACGCAGTCAATGCTGGTGTCCTGAAACTTGAAGAAGTGGAACAGGCAAAAAGGGATTTGCCGCAGCACATATTTTCCGAGCTGTATCTTGCCGAACCAACCGAGGATGGTAGCAACCCATTTGGATTGAGCTACATTTCGCAGTGTATTGCACCGATTTCCACCGCACCTGTTGAGTGGTACGGAATTGACCTTGCAAAGTACAGCGACTACACGGTAATCATTGGCCTTGACTCCGAATACCGGGTGTGCTATTTTGACCGCTTTCAAAAGGACTGGGCCCAAACCGAACAGCACATCATCAGGGTGGTAGGCAACACCCCTGCTGCCATAGATAGCACGGGAGTAGGTGACCCGATTGTTGAGAAAATACAACGGCATTGTCCACGTTCCGTTGGGGTGAAGTTCACATCAGTAAGCAAACAACAAATGATGGAGCAGTTGACAGCCGATGTCCATGCTGGACTGATTAAGTTTCCCGAAGGCATAATCGCAGATGAGATGCGTAACTTTGAATTTGAACACACGGCAACGGGCCTTCGTTATTCTGCACCATCAGGGTTGCACGATGATGCTGTTTGTGCTTTGGCACTTGCCCGGTATTGCAGCCAAAAGAATAAGAAAGGGGTATTTGTCATTGTTTAATTTTGTATATTTGTAGCATGGAAAACAAACAAACAGCAGTAGAATTTTTGGAAGAAAAATACAGACCAAAGGGCTATATTACGGCAGAAGAATTTGCACAAGCCAAAGAAATGGAGAAGGAGCAGATTGAAAATGCTTATCAAGCGGGGCAAGACAATGTAGATTATACTGCATCTTTTGTTGACGAAAATGGATTAGAAAATTACTACAACAAAACATACGGAGGTAACAAATGAAATTACCAAAGAATTGGAATGAAATCAGCATAGCGCAGTTTCAGGAATTGCAGCTATTGACCGAGCCGAGTTTTGACAATCAGCTCAAAACATTGTCCATTTTATCAGGCAAAAAACTGGACGAAATAGAAGAGATGCGGATTGTGGACATCACGGCTGCACTATCGAAACTTGCATTTATGGCAGAATTACCCACCGCAAAAAACGTGGGTAGCTTCCGTATCGGCAACACCCTTTACAAATTCGCAGCCAATCAGCACCACTTGCAAGCCCACCAATTTATCATGGTGCAGGACTTGTTTGCTGAAAAGGACAAGTGGGTGCAGAACTTGCACATGATTATGGCGGCATTGTGTGTGCCTTACCGGATATTCCCACCAAAGCGCAAGGAAGTCAAGACAGATGACTTTGAAAAGATTGCTACCCAGTTCAGGGAGAAGATGCCGATATCTTTTGCATACGCCTACACGCTTTTTTTTTCTCTATGCTTACCGGAATTACTCGAAGCTACCCAAGTATATTTAGAGCAGGAAGTGGAGAAGTTGAAGAAGATAGCAGACGAAAAGACCGCCCCGCCATCAGTTGGCTGAAAATGGTGGACAACATCGCAGGGGGTGACCGCACCAAGTGGGACTTCTTTTTGAATATGCCGCTTGTGGAGTTCTTGAACGCAGTCAGTTTCCAAACAGAAAAAGACAGGGCAAGGACAGAACGATTAAACACAGCAGCGCAGTCGGCAAAATCTGCCAAAGATAGCACCGTTTACAAGATTGCATTGATGCAGGAAATGTTGTAAGTTTGCATTTCCGTTGGTGTAAGCAGGAATGAATACTGCCTTTGAGTAGCATCTCACTTTTGTGAAGACATGGGTGCAAATCCCATACGGATGAAGCCCCGGCCATTGTGTCGGGGTTTCTACTTTTATAAGTGTGAACATTACCAAAGCGCAACTGGATGCAATCAACAAAGGATTGCTGGATAAGTTCGGAATACCCGACAGCCCGATGCCAAATTCATTACTTGCTGACCTTGTTTTAGGTGTGGCTCAAAGATTGGTGGATGCGTTGCGGCAAGACATTACAGAAAAGAAATTAGTCGCTACCAAAAACCTGCGTTCAAGTGTGAACATCGGGGACTTTCAGGAGAATGCCAACGGAGTGACCGTGCCTATTGAAATGGCGAATTACTATTTGTGGGCTGACCAAGGTAGGCGCAAAGGCAAACGGCCACCGATTGCATCTATTGAGGAATGGATAAGTGCAAAGGGTATTCCTGTCCGTAAATCAAAAGAGCAAAGCACACAATCAGTTTTAGAAGCCCGTAAATCTATGGCCATTGCCATTGCCCGTAAAATAGCATCCAAAGGAACAATAAAGAGGTTTGGTTACAAAGGCGGTAATTTTATAGGCGATGTGCTGACCCCTGCCAATATCGATGCAATCGCACAGCACTTGGGAGATGCCTTGGGTAAACCCATTACCGCATACGTTACAAGTGAAATTGCCACTACATAGGTAGGCGAAAACCTACTTTTTTAAGTAATGGCAATCACTATCAATACCGAGCCGAACGATGTCGCCCCGGTTTATTCGGATATCAGTTACGTGGTCACTTCGACCAACTACGCACAGGCAAATTTCAAGTTTATTGCGGTAATCAAAAACGCATCAGGCACGACCATTGCCAAACTGAAAGCCCCGATATTTCATGGAACTACCGACAAAGGTGTGTTCAACATCAGCCGCATATTGCAAAACTATGTGACCTACGATTTTACCCAAAACCTGACCGCAATCAGCAAATGCAATAACAGCTATCTTGCATACAGCGTGGAATTTGGCGAGGAGTATGGCGGCACGGAATACCTGAACCTTGCATCCGACACTGGTAAATATGTGTGGAACGGGTTGTTTAATCTGTACGGAAGTGAAACACCCGACACTTACAAGATAAATGTCACACCCAATTCAGCCAAATTTCTCACACGTGTGCGGCCAAGGATTGTGACCCGTGAGCAGTACGACTACCTTTATTTTTTGCTGCTCGGTTTTAACATCGAACCAAAGGTGATAGCATACAATGCCGCAGGTTCAGTCATTGCCACAAGTTATTTGAAACTGCCTTGGACTCCAAGCACAGCAGACACATCACAATTCATGGTTAGATTTGGTGCAGGTGTGGTTCAGTTAAACGCACTCACAGCAGGGGAGTTGACATCGGGAACACCCGGAAGCGTTGTGCCTGTTGGCACGGCATATTACACCATTCAATTCACCCAGACGATTGGTGGCAATTTCAGCGAGGTGTACCGCTTTGATGTGGTGGAAGAATGCAGCAAATATGTGCCGCAATATCTTTACTTCCTGAACCCGTTGGGTGGCTTTGAAAATGTGCGTTGCAGCATGGCATCACGTGACAAATACAGCGTGAGCAGAAAGCAGTTTAAACGTAATAACTACACGCTGACAGGCAACACATTTGCGTATGACAAAACAAAGCATGGGATGACTTCCTATGCTACCGAAAAGACAAAGCAGGTTGTCCTGAACACAAACTGGCTGAATGAAGTTGAGTTTGAATGGTTACAAGATTTGATTGCTTCACCTGTGGTTTTCTTGGGTGACATTCCGGTCAATATCACAGACACTAATTATGAGGTGTTTGATTACATTGACGGCCCGAATAACCTACAAATAACCGTAGAATATACAGAACCTGAAAGGTTGCAAAACGCATGAACAACGTAAGATTAGTATGCGGTGGGTACAGCGTGGATTTACCTACCGATTTTGGAATACAGATAAATAAGTCCATTGCTGATATTCGGGAGCCGGAAAGCAGATCATCGGATTGGACAAAGACATTCACGCTACCCGGTACAAAGACAAATAACAAGCTGTTCACTCACTTGTTTGATTTGAACTTGTCTATCCGCAACACGACATCCACGAATTTCAGCCCCGATTTCAATCCTAACCTGAAAGCCGATGCGCTGTTGACCGTGGATGAGGTCACCCAGATAGAAGGTTTTATCCGTTTGTTGTCGATTAAGGTTAACGACCTGAACCAAATAGAGTACGAATGCAGTATGCACGGGGAACTGGCTGACCTATTTGCAAAGATTTCAGATGCCAAATTAGAGGAATTAGATTTCACCGAATACAATCACGTGCTGAATGCGACCAACATATTCAATTCATGGGACACTTCGATAATCAAAAACAGCAGCGGATATGTTAATTTCAGCGGTGGCGCACCCATTGGTGAGGGATATGTGTACGGGTGGGTTGACCCCGGTATTTATGCCGATTATAAGAAATTAGATTTAAACGATGTCACCCCGTATATCTATGCGAAAACGGTGGTTGATAAAATATTTAGCGGTGCAGGGTACACATACAGCAGCGGTTCGTTTTTCAACACAGCGCAGTTCAAAAGATTGGTTGTGCCGTGTCCATCTCGGATGCCGTTCCTTTCGGAAACCCAAATACAAAATAGGCAGTTTGAAGCAGAAATACCAGCAGCGAGTGGTACAACATATTCATCAGGACAGAAAATTCTTTTTACAAGTGAAATAAGCGACCCATCAAATCAGTATGACTCAGCAACATCTATATTTACAAATGATTATTCTGGGCAACGCTATGACTTTTTTTTATACACAAACGCATCCATAACAAACGTAGACCCAAATTCTGATTATTCTGTTTCTTATTTCTTATATGTAAATGGTATAAAATTAAGAACAAGTCAACCAATATATAAGTCAACTACATCAGGCACTTCATTTTCTATTGACAATACTGTTGTTTTTGAAAACATTGTTTTAAATAGTGGCGATTATGTTGAAATCAAATTTGATGATGTTTATGTGTTTGAAGCTGCTGTAAACAAATATGTACCAATATCAAATACATACACACAAAATTCTGGCAGCAAGTTTTACAACGGAATTGTAGATGGTATTTACGGCCTTGGAGATACAATGGATTTCACGGGGTTTTTCAATGGCGTAGAAACAAAGCAGCGTGAATTTATGCGGTGGCTTTTCACCATGTTCAATCTTTACATCGAAGCTACCGAAATTGATAAAACGCTGGTGGTTTTACCGCGTGAGGAATTTTTGCTCAATACGGTCAGGGATTGGACAGAAAAACGGGATTTATCGCAGCCGCTTGAAATTACCCCGATGGGTGAACTTGAAGCAGGTAAATATATCTTTACCTACAAAGAGGGTGACGATGACGGCAATAAGAACTACAAAGAGGACTATGCACGGATTTATGGTGACAGACAGATATTGGTTCAAAATGACTTTGTGAAAGATGAAAAGAAAATCGAAGTGGGCTTTGTACCGACATTGATTGTCAAGCCACAAAACGAATTGGATAAATACCTACCTGAAATTCAGACTGCATCCGAAAGCACAAAGTCAGGCAACTTGCGGATATTGCAGTACAAGGTGAAAACGTGCGGTAACTATTACGCAACCGAAGGAAAAAGAAGGGGTACATTTGTACCGCCTTTTACCATTGAAACCAAATATCCTTTCATGGGGCATTTGGATGATCCGTTGGCTTCGACAACCGACATCAATTTCGGGCTACCCCGTTACATCGGTTTGCAGTCAAATACACCCGTAACCAACAACAACCTTTATAATGCCTATTGGCGCAAGTACATCAATGAAATAACCGACAAGGACAGCAAGTTGGTAAAGGGTAGTTTCTACCTTACCCCGGCCGACATGGAAAAGCTGTCATTCCGTGACTTGTATTTCTTTGATGGCAATTACTTCCGCCTGAATAAGATTGAGGACTATGACCCGATTAACCCATCGGTAAATATCTGTGAGTTTCTGTTCCTTAAAACAGGGCCTACATTCACAGCAACAACCGGAAGCGTGGGCGGTGGCGGTACGCAGTCAAGTGGTGGTGGCGGTGACGCACAGGAAACCGAAAAAGACCCGATTGGTAGCGGCAACCTTCCCGGTAAGGTAATCCAAAACAAAGGGTTTTCGCTGGGTGACTTCAATGCGGTGGGTGATGGCATTGTTGCCGGGGATGCGGTGACAAACTACGGCAGGGCAAATGCTGCCTTTGCGACAAGCGGAACAACATTCCTTCCCGATAGTGAACGCAGCATCGTGATTGGTGAAGGTGTGCAGAATGTAGGGGCTGACGAAGTGTGGCTGCAAGGGCAGTTGATGACAGCAAATAATTTCGGCACAAATCGTTTTGCTTTCCCGCCTAACAATTATAATATTGACTTACATGACGATATAATTATTTCGCTTGGAACAGGCAACCACACATTGACATTACCTGACGCATCAACCGCATCCCACAAATTAATTTGGGTTGTAAAAAAAGGTGCGCAGGGAACACTCACCATTGACGCATACGCAGACCAGTTGATTGACGGACAAGCAAATTACACAATAAATAATCATTACGGAACGGCTTGTTTAGTATGTGATGGAACAGAATGGTACGCATTAACAAACAAATAAAATGGCAGAAACAATAGTTGGAATAAAACTTAACGCATCGGTAAGCGGTGCGGAACAGGTTAAAAAGTTAAAAGAAGAAATCAAGGCAGCCGAAGCCGAAGCCAAAAAGATTGCGAAAGAATTTGGTGAGAGCAGCAAGGAAGCACAGGCAGCAGCCGAAAAGGTTACCAAATTAGCGCAAGGGCTTGACAGCTTCAAATCTATAAAAACCCAAATCAGGGAAGCTACACAGGAAGCTGCAAGGTTATCACAGCAGTTTGGTGAATTTTCACCCGAAGCAGCGGCAGCAGCTCAAAGGGTTGCAGGGCTTAAAGACCAAATGGATGACCTGAATGAGAAAATTCAGGCGTTGCACCCCGACAAGTTTAATCGAATTAACACCATAGCCAAAGGGGTTGCAAATGGCTTCCAAGCTGCGCAGGGTGCGATGGCTTTGTTTGGTGCTGAAAGCGAAGATGTGCAAAAAGCCCTTTTAAAAGTGCAAGGTGCAATGGCATTCGCACAGGGATTGGAAGGTTTGGATGCAGCAGGTAAGCAGTTGAAAACACTTGGAATGCGTGGCATAGAAGCGTTCAAAGGAATGACCACTGCATCAAAAGTTTTCATGGCCACCGGGCTTGGATTGCTTTTGACAGGACTTGCAACCGTTGCCGCATACTGGGATGACATTAAGATTGCGCTTGGATTGGCCAAGTCCGAAATGGACAAGATGAACGCTGCCATGAAAGTTGCCGAGGGATTGACAAGGCAACAGGCGGCTGATTTGCAGTATTACAATAAAATTGTACAGGACACCAAAAAGAGTGAAACAGAAAGAAAAGGTGCGCTTGACAAACTGAAAGAAGCAGGTATTGCAACCGATGATGTGAATATTGCCAACGCAAATTCATTGGAGCAGTTGAACATCCGCACACAAAAACAGATATTGTTGATTGCCCAACGTGCAAGGACAGAAGCGGCATCCCAAATCTTGCAGGAAAAAACCAAACGTTTATTGGAATTACAAACGGGTGACCTTGATGAGCAAACTTCTTCATGGGATAAGTTTTACGCTGGGGCTGTTGGTGCATTGACAGGCATAAATAATGGCGCACAAGAATTGGCAAAACGTGGTTTTGCAAATCTAAAAGAAGCACAAAAAGATGTTAATGACTCCACAAAAGTTTACAACAACGAAAGAAATAAACAACTTGTTCTTCACGGCCAATCTATCGCAACTGCCGAGGAAGTAAAATCAACTCTTGAAAAACAAACAAAAGCGCAGAAAGAACTAAATAAAGCACAAGAGCCAACAAAAGCAGAAAAATTAAAAGCACAGCTTAAATTAAGAAATTCTATTTTATCCGAGAGTTTTAAACTTGCCGAAAAAAGCACAAAAGAAAGCGAAGAAAGAAAAGCAACTTTTGAAAGAAATGCTCGTGAAGTACGAATTGAACGTGCATTCCAAGATATTGAAGATTATAAAAAGAAAGTCGAAGAGGAAGTAAAACTTGAAGAGGAAGCAGCAAAGAAAAAAGAAGAGATACGCTTAAAAGAAATTCAAGATAAAAAGGATGCAGAAGCCCAAATGGTTGCATTGACTGCTGGTGGATTTGGTGCTATTGCTGAACTTGCTGATGCCTTTGCAGGAAAGTCGGAAGAACAGCAACGCAAGGCATTTGAGATTAAGAAAAAAGCATCAATAGCACAAGCGATTGTTGAGACTATACAAGCTGCACAATCGGCATACGCATCACAAATGGCTATAACGACACCCGATGCGCCTGTTCGTGCTGCTATTGCTGCTGCCCTTGCAATAGCATCAGGTGTGGCAAGAGTGCGTAAAATTGAGCAAACACAATTTGAGTCAAAAGATATAGGTGGTGGAGGTGGTGCAACTGGCACACCAGCACAAAGCCCCGGTGCAATGACCCCACTCACAGGCGGTGCGCTACCCGAAGAAGGGCAGTTCGGTGGCATGGGCAGGGTGTATGTGTTAGAGGGTGACATCACCAAAACGCAGACCCGTGTCCGCAGGTTAAGAAATACAAGTGTCGTTTAAACCTACTTTTATAATTATGGAATTACCAGTGTACAAAATTGTGGTCAATGATGATGACGAAACAGGCGTGGAGTTTGTTTCTCTCGTTGACCGACCAGCCATACAAAAAGACTTCATGCTGTTCAATGAGCAATTTGTTGAACCGGGCCCGACTGAAAACGAAGATGAATTTATCAGCCGTTGCATCCCGGTAATGATTGGCGAAGGAATGGAGCAGGAACAAGCGGCAGCCGTTTGTTACAGCAAATGGGAAAGCAGACAGAAATTTGAAAGCTATGATGACTACCCCGAAGCGGCCAAAGAAAATGCAAAGGTTGCACTCCGTTGGGCCGAAGAAAACGGATGGGGTGACTGCGGAACTGCGGTTGGTAAAATCAGGGCTAATCAGTTAGCCAATGGTGAAGCCATTACCCGTGACACCATTGCAAGGATGGCAGGGTTTGAAAGGCACAGGCAAAACAGCGACAAGGAATTAGGTGACGGATGTGGCCGCCTGATGTGGTTGGCTTGGGGTGGTGACGAAGGTATTGAGTGGGCAAGTCGCAAATTGCAGCAGATTGATATGCGTCAGGCATACTCGGTTCAATCCGAAGAAAAGCGCATTGTCACAGGCCCTGCAATGTTGGCCGATTTACCCATTTACCGCTACGATGATATCAGGGGTGAGTACTACGTTACATTCGATGCCGACACCATTTGGAAGATAGCAAAGAAATTTGTCCGCAATGATGCCTATAAAGCAGTCAATACCGACCATGCCAACCCCGTGAAAGAGGGTGTTCACATGATTGAGTCATACTTCATTGACCGCAAACGTGGTGTGATGCCACCCACCGGGTACGAAGATGCAAAGGATGGCAGCTGGTTCCTGACCTATTTAATAGACAATGAGGAAATATGGGCAAAAGTTAAGGATGGCGAATGGAAAGGTTTCAGCGTTGAGGGGCTTTTTGACATGGAAGAACAGGATGAAGTCCTTGAAATGATGCGTGAAATAACCGCCATGCTGAAAAATTTTGCATAGGGCAAAACATAACTACCTTTTAAGATATATGGAATTTAAATCAGAATTAGCCGAAATGAAGTTATCTCTTGCCGCATTCATGGCAGAGGTAAAACAGCGTTTCAGCGAAGAACCTGTGCCTGCTGCGTTTGGTGAGTTGACTTTGGTTGATGGAACTATCGTGGTTTTTGAAGGTGAGGAACTTGCCGCTGGAATGCTATTGAATGTTAAAGGCGAAGAAGGTATCGTTCCTGCTCCCGATGGAGTGCATGAAACTACCACTGGTCTTTTGGTAACTACCAAAGATGGTGTGGTTGAAATGATTGAAACCAAAGAAGAAACTCCCGTTGAGGAAGTTGAGGTTGAAAATCAGTTTGCATCCGTTGAGCAGTTCGACGCACTCCGTGCCGCTAACGAAGAACTGGCAGCGAAAATCGCTACCCTTGAAACTGCACTTGTAAACATACTGGGCAAAGTTGAAGAAACTTTCAGCGTGTTTGAAAAGTTCGCAGCCACCACCCCTGAGCCGAGCAAAAAGCCATTCGGTTCAGTTAAACCCGAAAAAGAGGAAAATTTCTTTGGCTTTGTTTCCGCAATCAAATCAATCAAAAAATAAAATAAAATCATGGCATTTGACGTAACAGGTCTCACCAATTAC